ACACTATTATCTGGGGCATCAATTGCAACACCATAACGAGGGAAACAAAGATATGCACCATCATAATCACCTTCTCTGAATACACACATACTTGTCATACCAGCATCAGTGTCACCACTGTCTACATGTGCAGCCATCTTTGCAGACTGATATGCAGAATATCTATTCGCAGAAAGTGTAGTAAAGATACCTTCACCAATACGATGTTCTGGACGAATGTTGTTTTCTGCAAAAGACCTCTGACTTCTATAGATGTCATCGTTTGCTTTTGAGAATGCAGTTTCATTGTGTTCAGTTATTTCTTGTAGTGCTTCCCACTTTTCTTTATTGTCTTTACACCAACCCGATACATCAATACCACCAGTAAAGCGTCCACGTTTATGTCCAATCATAACAGAATGAATTTCGTTTGAGTATGCAATCATACCCCAACCACCAGACTTTGTACGAGTGTAATATGAGTTAGGTGTTCTTAGTTTATAATCTTGTCCTTCAACTAATCCTTTTGCAAGCATCTCTTCCTTATCAATAGGGCCAGAACAGTTTGCTCTCATAGTAGAAGTATCTTCAATTGTAGTTAGAATATCCCTAATCTTACTTTCTTTAGGGAATGCATTTGTAATAACATATGCAAGGGGAACATCTGAACCATCCAAAGATAGGATAGGTTTCATTACTCCCATGTCTGTATCAGTTACTTTGATTACCTCATCGTATGCTGATTCGTCTAGAAATTTACCATTCCATTTATCGTAAGTTTCTTTTTGACCTAAGTCTTTTTTAACCGTTAGTTTCTGCATTTTGTATCTCCTTATAGGGTTTAAGGATGTTTTCGTACACTTTATCAGCAAGGTACTTCATTTGTAGTGGTGCAACCATTAACCCAATTCTTGCAAGTTTCTCATTAAGAGTACCAGTGAATTTATAATCCTCTGGCAAAGTCATTAGTCGTGCAGCTTCTTTAGTTGTGTACACCCTATCTTCTTCTGGGTGCAAGTGAACTGCAAGACTTGTTTGTAGTCCTTGTTCAGAAAGTGTATGAGATGCTTGATTCCAAGGAACTCTACGAGATTGAAAGAACGAACTCTTTCTCTCTGGAATACTTTTACCCATCTTCTTTCTGTGTTCGATTACCTTATCATACCAAGGGCCGACTACATCATCACCAACTGAAACTACCTTGTCTGGATTTTTAGGAAGTCTCTTCATCCACTTATATTTAGCGCTCTTGGTCATCGACTCACAAAGTTCAACTGCTTCAAAAGCATTCTCATTGTTTTGTTGGATGTCCCAAATAGCATCTTTAATGGTGGTGACATGTTCTTCTGGTTCTGGAAATATCAAACTGTCGAGTATCATAAATGGTACTCCAATTTTATCCAGAACATCATTTCTTATCGATACGATAAAAACTCTTTCTCTTTTCTGAGGTACACCATGATTGTGTCCCTTTAGTACTTTATAAACTGTTGTATATCCTAATGCTTCAAAGTCATTTACCATTCGCATTAAGTGTTCTCTTGCATATTCCATTGTAAGACCTTTGACGTTCTCACAGATAATTACCTTTGGCATCATCTCACCAGCGATACGAATCTGTTCCCAAGTCAAATCTTCAATGTTCTTTTGTTTCATGCCATAGGCAGTCTTTTCTTTACCCCAACCTTTTTGTTTAGTACCAGACATAGAGAATGGTGGACATGGGGGTGAACCGTCTAGAATATCAAGTTCGTATTTTTTAATACCTGTCATTTCCATAATCTTTGCACCAGTGACTTCTTTGATATCACCACATATGTGTGCTGGTGTTTCAGGCCAATTCTCTAGATAGGTATCCACTGCGACTTGTTGGAACTCATTGACAAACTTACAATCACCGCCTGCAAGTTTATAACCAGCAGATGAACCACCACCGCCCGCAAAGAACGATATGTAGTCGAATAGTTTTCTGTCAGACGATTCCTTCAAATCATCAAGTGTATATCTAAAATATTTCATTCACTTCCTCTTTCATAATTTATACTCTTAGTATACTTGTTTTGCCAACAAATGTCAAGACATTTATCCAAAAAAATCTTCCAATGTTGTCTGTGTTCCATAAGAACGGTCAATAGTCCACCCAATTTGGTTCATAATAAACACCAATGGTTCAACAAATGCCTTCTCATACTGCAAATCATAGTCAATCATACTGTGGATATCAAGTTCTTTAGGCAACTTGGTAATGAACGAAATCACATTAGATGACATTCGATTTGGTTGTCTCAAATTCAAGAACTTGATTTTATCACCTTCTTGGATTAGAGGATACTTGTTATTAAGTTTACTTTGTTTGGTATAATGATTATACAACAAAGCACCTTTACAATGCATAGGAACACCTTTACTGAAGATACCCGAACTACTACTCCACTTCTTTAGTCCATTAACAGAACGAGGAAATGCAATCTCTTCTGGAGGCAGTTTCATAAACTCTTCACGAAACCCTTGGATAAATGTGTTTACATCTTTCTCAGTACCAGACATAATAATCTTTAGACATTCTTTAATCTTGTCACGACAAGGTGCGGGCGTAGAAGATTTAACTGCTTCGATACCCATGATTTTAAGTTTAGGTTCTTGATAACGTACACCCTCAATATCCCATGCATTAAGAATGTATCTTTTCTTTGCAGTCCAGATACCTTTATCTGCAATAACCTCTCGTGCCATTTGCATCTTTTGGTCATATGCATTTACATATGAAGCAAGAGCTTGATAACTCTTATCAATAAAAGGTTCAAGTTTATCTTGAGCAACTCTATCAAGGAAGTCCACCGCCCTCCCACGATACGAATCATCTGATTCCTCTTCTTTCTTTTTAAGCACACTATTAACCAATTTGTCAAAAGTAATGTATACTGAATCCGTATCCGATGCAATAACATAATCTTCTCCATCTGTTTTTAACAACTTGTTTAGATACATGTTGATAGACTTTTCAATCCAACGAATAGAGAACTGTAATACCTTCTGCAATCCTCAAATCATAATATCTAAACCATTCATTACCAATCGCTCCATAAGCAGAGTTAAGGGAAATCTTTCTTGCCATCTGGATGTTCTGAAACTTAGATACATCCTTTAAGTATTTAGCATCTTTGGTATCTTCATATTTTTGTTTTGCATCCAACATCTTCTTTTTGTAGATAGTACGGTCATTGTACATCTCCAACATCATCTCTGGTAGAAACCCTAGTTTGTCTTTACTGAACAATGCACCATTAGGTGTCATCGTTACATTAGATGGAAGCATCTCTTTAATATTAAATTTTTGTGCAATCAAATCATCAACTGCACTGTCACCTAGATTAAGTTGTTTTGCCAACAAAGTCTCTGGTGAAATATTGTACTGCATAATCAAGTGAGGATACAGAGAATTCAAGTCAAATGACATAACCCATTTGTGTTGTCCGACTTGTGGGTCTTTAACATAAGCACCAATATACTTTTCACCCTTGGATTTGTGTCCAAGTTTTTGTGGAATAATAATCTTTTGTTTTAGTAGATGGTTGTAAATCAACACATCCCAATACTTAACAGAAGTAAACGAGTCAGAGACATTTACCTTTGCCTCATACGTCATAGTCAGAATCAAGTCGATAAGTTTCATCTTCTCATCAAGTCTGTCTACAAGTTCAACGTCCATGATGTTATAGTCTAGGAAAGATTGGTAATCTTTTGTGTACCAATCACGGAAAGTTTCATATGGATTCTCATCCTTGCGTTGTCCTAGTTCAACAAACGCAATGTGGTCAAGGCGATATGATTCTTGATTGGTATAAGTAAATTTACGATAGAGTTGTAAGTAGTCAATGTTTTCAACACCAAGAATATTATACACTTGGTCTTTCTTACCAAAACCACTTCCTACCATTCTTGCATCAACAACACCCCAAGGCGATAGACGTTTCATTGCGTCCTCACCCATTTGTGATTTTATACGATTACAGATGTAGGGAATATCAAAGAACTCTGTATTCCAACCAGTAATAATATCTGGATGGTCAGATTCCCACCATGCAAGAAACTGTGCTAGAAGTTCACGTTCTGTTGCACATCGAATGTATTGTACATCTTCTCTATCGTTTTTGTATTCGTGCAAACCCCAAACCTTGATACGTCCAGTGTCATGGTTTTTGATAGTAATAGACAGCATTGGTTCTGCTGCTTGGTCTGCATTAGGGAAACCGTTCTCACATTCCACCTCAATATCAATAGTGACAATACGCATTTGCGAACTGTCGAATTGAATTTGTCGTGGGTATTGTTCTGCGATATATGTGTAGGGAAACTGTGTCATACCGAACACAAGGTGCGGTTGACTTTGATACAGTTCTACAAATTCCTTCGCCTCCTTGATGGAGAGGAATTTCATTGGATTGACATTGTTGCCATCCAGAGTAGTGTAACCAGTAGGATTTTTTACTGGTACATACAGAGTCGGTTCGTACTTAACTTTATAGTTAGAGCGAACACCATTCTTTACTGCACGAACCAGTAATTGATTGCCCCACTGGGCTACGTGTGTATAAAAGTTCAAGACATTTTTCCTTATCAAAGAGTTTCATTATATACGGTTTAAGGCAGAATGTCAAGAGAAAAGTGGTAATTGTTCCTCAGTTGAGAAATGTTTATCAACCATGTCGATAATATCCTGTGAGTGTGCAATCTTCGTTAGTTCTGATTCTACTGCCTCTGCAATATCGGAATGTTCTCCAATACCAGCAGGGTTCTTTAAATATACAGCAACATTTGCTTTATGTAATGCTATCTTGCCTTCATTATGTTTCTTAATCGCTTCAAGTAATGTCATTGGGTTTCCTTTCACCAGTTACTACGGTTCTTAAATGTTTCTAAAACAAGTTTAGAAATATTAATATCATTCAGTTCATCAATATATCCTGTGCCTGGAGAACTGTTGATTTCGATAAAGTATGGGGGTTTATTTTCTCTATCTTCTGATGGAATAAAATCAATCCCCAACCATTTACCACTAACAGACTTAGCAGCCTTTAGGCACTCAGACTTTTCTAACTCTGTCAATTCTATTTTTTGCGGTTCGTTACCTTGACTTATATTACTTCTAAAATCACCACTTATAACTGGGCGTTTGAGTTGTCCGACAACTTCACCATTCAAAACCATAACTCTTACATCATATGGTGTCTTAATAAACTCTTGTATTAACATTGCAATATCTTCATCTATCTTTCTAATTAATTGCATAGTAGAAAGTAATGTCTGTTTAGAGTCAATATAAATGACTCCCACTCCTTGTGTTCCTTGTGCAGTTTTTAATATCATAGGATACTTGCCACCTATTTCTTTAATAGGAACATCCAAATTTTCAAAATGAGTTAGTATTGCTGTTCTTGGTTGTCGTAACCCAGCGTTTTTCATAGCAAGATAATTTAACCATTTGTCATCACAAATCATATGAGTAAACCTA